TGGACAGCACGAGACAGATACTCGTAAAAAGTAAATAAAGTAAACGCAAACGACTCACAGTTCGCATTGGCAGCCTAAACGCTGACTAGGGTTTCGGTAGGTTTCCTCGTAACAGAATAACCTACCATTTTTCAAATAAAGGACTATAAATGAAAAAACTTTTACTTACAACATTATTTTTAGCATCTCTATCTGCAGGAGCAGTAGAAGTAGGTATCAGTGGTAATGCTGATATGTATACAACAAGAGGTCTAAGAACTCGTGATGGCGTTCAATTAACAGTTGGTGAACATTTTGACAAATTCAGCGTAACTGCTGGACTATATCGTGAAAACAAAAGCAGTTTAGACAAATACAGTTTGGTTGGTGGATATGATGTTACTAAATTTGGTACAGCAACTGTAACTGCAAAAGCTGGCGTTGTATACAATCGCCCTGATGTTGGAATTACTGGTTATGGTGGCGTTGTAGGTGCAGGTGTTAGTGTTCCAATTACTAACAAGATTGCAATGACTGCTGATTATGCTTATATGGCTAATCAAAAGAAAGTTAACAATCTTGATAGTAATAATGTTTCTGTTGGTATTAAATACGCATTCTAAATTGTGTTAGGTATTATACTAGGTAATGGACCAAGTAAACAGTTTTACGATAGAAGCGGAGACTGTGTAATTGGTTGCAATATTCCAAGTGAAGAATTTAGTGTTGACGCAACTGTGATATGTGATGTAGAGATTGTTTACCTTTTAGCGACATCTCCAGAATTAGTTCAATGTCCAGTTATTGTCAGCACTAAAGCATGGGAAAAAATGAAAGAGTTACGTATCGAACATTATTTTGATATTCGATATGTATTTCAACCTAAAGACTGGCATAATACCGCACACTATGCTGCAGAGTTTTTATTAGAGCATGGAGACTTTGATTCAATACATATATGGGGATGCGATTCTATATTCAGTGATACTACAGAATCTTCTACTGATAAGTTTGTGAAAAAAGAAAACACTAAAGACCAAAAATTTATTAAAAATTGGCGTAGAGTGTGGGATGAGATTTTTAACCGATACCCAAATATCGACTTTAACACGATGAGGATAGAGAAATGAAATCATTAACAATTTTTACTATGAGTTTAGTATTTCTAATGTCTAATGCATTCGCAGCAGAAAAGAAAGATACTAAGAAAGAAAAATGCGTTCCTTCTAAAGAAGTTGTTTGTAAGGATTCCCTAAAAGGAAAAGAGCGTCCTACACCAAAGAAGAAAAAAGAAGAAGCTAAATAATAGAGGGTTGGTGAACCCTACAAAATCACTATTTTACACAACACACAAAAAGGAGTAAATTATGTCAAACTTGACACCATTCGAGATTCGCCTAGAATTATTAAAAATGGCGAAAGACATGCTTAACGATGATTATTACGGTAAGCGTGAACAAATTAGCAACGACTGGTCTACAAAAGTCGAATCTGCTAAAATCAATGGAGGCACGATTCCAGATCATCCTGGATTCCCTGCTATCCCATCCGAACTCGATATCATTGCAAAGGCGCAAGTCTTAAATGGTTTCGTTTCAAACGTCCCCTCTACAATAGAAAAGACTAGCAAAAAGTCCACCTAACGGGATCGGAAGGTGTGCGTGCGAACACACACCTTCTTTAACTAAAGGAGAATTATGCGAGTATACTTAAATACTTTTTTGATTATCATTGCGATGGTAGGTGTTACTATCTTCGCTACATCAACACCACCAGAAACAAAACTGTTTGATGTAAAATATAAAGAATTAACAGCTGAAGCAAGAAAACAAGTAGATTGCTTGGCAGACAACATTTATTATGAAGCAGGTTATGAACCAGATGATGGTAAACTTGCAGTTGCCCTTGTAACAATTAATAGAACGCAAGATCCAAGATTCCCAAAAGATATTTGCTCTGTAGTAAAACAAAAGGTAAACTTACTGTGTCAGTTCTCTTGGTTTTGTGAAGGTATAAAAACCAAGAAATACGATGTTTATGCGAAATCAAAAGAGATCGCAATATTCACTTATGTTAATTATGAGATGCTTGACGATATAACAAATGGAGCGTTATATTTCCATGCGGATTCTATTAACCCAAATTGGAAACTGAAGAAGACCAAAGTTATTGGTCGACATATATTTTATAAAGAAGGAAGAAACATCTAATGATGCAAAAATTAAACCTCCAATTGAATGAGACCTCAGACTCTCGCCATTCGTTCTTTCTATTGATGGAGGAAATTACTCTTGCTACTTGCAAGCAAGCAGTTGAATGGGTGTTTGAAGCAAACTTTGCTGAAGAACGTCCAGATATGTTGAATATGATTATCACTACTCCTGGTGGTGATTTGAATGCAGCATTTGCTTTAGTTGATACCATGCGTGGTTCTGCCATTCCAATTAGAACAATTGGTCTTGGTCAGATTGCTTCAGCTGGATTGATGATCTTTATTGCTGGTGCCACAGGGCAACGTATTCTTACACCGAATACTTCTATCTTGTCACATCAGTATTCTTGGGGTGCGTTTGGAAAAGAACATGAATTGTTTGCTCAAATTAAAGAGTTTGACTTGACAACTAAACGCATGATTGCTCATTACAAAAAGTGCACTGGCTTGAAGGAAGACCAAATTAGAGAGTATCTACTTCCACCTCAAGATATTTGGCTAAGTGCAGCAGAATCTAAAAAGTTAGGACTATGCGATGACGTTAAAGACCTTAGGTAATTATGTACGTTACTCTGGTATATGGGTTAATTTTGCAATAAACCCATTTCACTGGAGATTTTCATTCGAGTTTATGCAACCAGATGAAATAAATCCTGCAATGCGTGGATTTTTCGTTTCGATTGCACCTGTTTCAATTAGACTTGTGATAGATGATGGATCATGGTAAAAAATAATATGGAAAAACCTTTCGACAAAAACCTTATTGCAATTTTAATTAGTTGCGTATTAATCTTAATTACAGGATTTGGTTGTTTGACTTATTATAAACTAAATGAGTTGCAATCGATGAAATCTAATATCGAGTCTGCAATTGTCAAGGGTGTAGACCCTCTGTCAGTTCGTTGTTCTTACGACTCCAGTAGTACTGTATGTTCTATCTACGCCAGCAGAAAATAACCCTGCTACCAGTAAGGTTATGTGAAAAATCGCTTTACTTTTATTCAAAAATGAGGTATAATTATATTATCGGTGAAAGGATTTATGATGCAAATGATACATACCTCGTTCAAGAAAGCAAAAAAACGCAAGCCAAACGCTAAACAGCGTGAACTTGATAGTTCATGGCAAGACTTACTTAAGAAGTATCCTGCAAAGAGTTTTTCTGATAACAAGAAAGACCTCAGTAGCGTATACTCACTTGGAAAAAGTGCTCGTGGTGACACGCCTAAGATTCCGAGTTTACCATTTACTGGAGCACCTTGTACGAAAGCACCAGATAAAGTTTATACAGGTACTAAAATTATAGGTATTGGTACGATGCATAAATCAAATGCAGTTCCAATTTTTAGTGACGAAGAAGCAGTTGCTATAGCAACAATGAGGAGATAGTATGAGAATGATTGGTGAACCATGCGTATCTTGTGCGCAAAAAGAAGGTGAAATTGAACTAATGAGAAAATACCATTATGAAGAAATTCAATCTATGCAAAAACAACTGAATAAACTTAAAAGTGAAAACGAAGCACTTGCACTTGATGTTGCTTTTTATGGTGGAAACACAATTAACTTGTCTTGCAATAATAAATAAGGTATAATTATATTATGAATCAATATTATGGTAAAATTTCAGAGTGCGCAACTTATATGGATCACGCTGGTATTCAAAAAATCCACCAAGATCTTTTGATGACTCGTATGCGCATGGATAAATTCTTCAGTATGTATCTAGATAAAGTTGGCGATAAGATGGATCCTGAAGTTACTAACACACCTATATGGGATCTTTATAAAAAGAAATTGAAAGAGTATGGCGAAGTTGAGCAAGCCATTAAAGTTGCTCAATATTATCTAAAGAAAAGTTATGTTTAAAAATTCAAACGAATTCTCTTTACACATCGAGCAGTTAGTCCAAGAAAAGCGTCTAAATTATATGGATGCAGTTCTTGATTATTGTCAAGAAAACTCTCTTGAACCTTCTGATATTTCAAAACTAATTAATAAATCTCTCAAGGATAAACTTGAGATGAACTTTCGTGAACTTAACTATCTACCAAAACAGGCTCAACTGGATGTTTGAGATTTTTAGAGATCTCTTTATTTTAATAGTAATACTAACGATGATTGGTGGTATTTTCATATATGAACAAAATCCGAGAACGATACGGTATGATTGTAGTATTGCAGAAATATCA